GTCGCCTTCAACTGCGTAGCGCAGTCTCAATGACCCTGGTAGGTCATATGTCGCAAGCGTGAATTCACCGTCTACACGAACCATGTCCGACGAACACTCAAACAGAGCCTGGACGATGTCCGGGTTGTCATAAATGTGCCGGAAAACATTGTAGTTCTCCACACTGTTTTGGAGACTACTGAATGCACGGAGCAACGACATACTATCTGGACGTTTCGCATGTCGTTCTGTGAGCACGAGAGACGCTACCACGTCTTTAATGTCCTTGTGAGGACGACCGTGCTCCCACGTGTATCCGAGGTAATGGACTGGCGCGTCCACACTCTGAGAAGAGTCTGTTACGTGACTCTTTTCGACGGAGAGTGTAAAGCCAAGTTCCGCCGCCACGGCCGACATTTCGGCCAAGGGAACGTAGCTGTTCAAACCGATGATCGCATCATCGCCTTGAATCTGCACTCTGTCCTTGTCCACCGTTCGTCCCATGATGCGAATCAGGATGTAGTTGAGGACGATCAAGTTCGACACGGAACCGATGATTGTGGTAAAACTACTGCCACTCGGAATACCTTTGTGAACTTGATAGACACCACCATCTGGCGTGATGATCCGAGAGTGTATGAAGTCACTCTTGAACCGGTCCCACACTAGTTCATCAGCTGAACTCAGTTCGAGATGCGTCCGTGCGATGCCGAAAGCATCATCGATAATTTTTGCCGGTACAGAACTGTCGAACCCAGAAAAGTCCAACGAGTAAACATACTTGAACCGGCTTTTGAACTCCTCTACAATCGCCGCTTTCTCGACGTTTCGAAGTCCAAACGAGAACGGACGGCGTCGAGCCAGCCGTGCAAAGACTGGTTTCGAGAAAGACGTACCCACAATTGTCGTAGGCAACGCCGCCATCCATACGAGGCGAGTCTTTGGGCCAGAACCCCCGCGCTGAACGCGATGGCCAACCACAAAGGGATCAAACCCGCGGTCGCCCTGGTAAATTCTCTCAGCCAAGCGAAGAGCCCGTCGCTTGACAACCAGGTTGGTATCGAAGAAAGGAGCCCCAGAGAAATGAGAATCGTGAATCTCACTCTCCACCACGCGAGCCAAGCTGAGAGGTCTGTCCCCTCTACCTTGACCACCCGCAATGCCGAGCGCAGCAGAAACTGCGTTTCGGTAGGCCACGGTCCCTGCGAATCCATCAGCGATCGATGGACTACGTAGAGTTCTTCGAGTGGGTAGTGCAGCTCCCTCGTCGCCAGACTGAGGCATATCGCTGCGGTGTCGTGCGGACTGAGTTCCCTCTCGTTGAACTTCACTCCGACTTCGGAAGGGTTCCAATCCTTGTCCGATGTCGGCCCGGAGGGCGCTGTGAACCTTGGAGTCTGGACGTTCCCCTCGTCTACAGGAGCATTGTCCACACCCGGGAGTAGGAAAGCTGGATCCGTCTCCGTTCCGGGAGGCATGAATTGGACAGCCAAACTTGGCGATCCCCTTCTCCACCCATTCACTGTCGGTGACACTACGGTTGTCCCTCCCGTAATCCAGCTCGACTGGATAGTCACTGAGCCTTCGCTCCAAACCGCGGTCGATGGCCGGGGAAGTGACTGCCCTTCCGAGACTAGCCATTGCCCGTTTCCAATTTGGATTCGAGCTGCGGTACTTACCGATGTAATTCACACCGGCCCGCGACGCCAAACCTGGGTTCTCCTCCAGAATCTGGTCGTTCGTAACAGGAGCCATGATGACCATTCTTTCTGTAGTTCGGCTCCAGCACACGCACTTCTTCATCGCTAAAGAAGCGGTCCCGTTATACGTCGGGCAACGATCGGCATACGCCGTGTAACAACCCTG